GCTTCCACGGTGCTAGTTCCTTCGTTTGCGATCTAAAATGACCTCTGCTGCAATCGCAGCGTCGAGTGCGTCACCGATCTTGTTTAACGCACGCAGTATTGCGTGCGCCTCCTCGCGCATCTCTATGTCAGAGGCTGCGCTGTTGGCGAAGATGCGCATTTGCTCTTCGCGAACATCGTCCACAAACGTCTGAAACGCCGTGTCATTCTTTAGCCGCTTTGCGTCATCGGCTTGTATGCGGATGTCAGCGCTCACTGTGGCATACCCTGAGCCATGCCGCCGATCATGCGAACTTTATCCTGCTCTGCCTTGATGCGAGCCGTGTCCACTGCGGTTCCGTATTGGCCATATATCTTAGCGGCATCTACCATAAGATCCTGAGCCATCTGGTCACGCTTCAGATCATCGTCTGCGGCTGCCTTCTGTGCATCAAGCTGCAGCTTCATCATGTCTGACTGCATCTTGCCCTGCGCCTTGATCTGCTCAGCCTGCAGGAATGCGGCGTTTGGATCTTGCGCCTGACCCTGCTGCGCCATCATGGCCTGCTGTTGCTGCTGCATCTGCAGCATCTGCATCTCGATTTCCGGCGTAATCGGCGCAAAGTAGCGGTCGGCATTGCGCACGCCCGCAATGGCCAACTGGTCTGCCAGCGTGTTGCGGATGTTGGTCAGAGATACCAAGCCGTTCATCGGCCCATATTGCTGGTAAACCATCTGCTGCATTTGCAGAGCCTGAGCCAACGCCATCTGCTTTTCTTCTTCGCGGCCAGTGCCAAGCCCGACGTTGATGCTGATGTCCATCGACGTATCCCACACACGCGGATCGACGGGAATATACTGCCCGTTCATCCGCATCATGACCTCTTCGTCCATGTTCTTATTCATCAGGCGCAGCATGACGCCAAACAGGTCACGCAGACCGTCAGCCAAGTTGCGCACCATCACCTCTGTCTGGCCCGCAGCGGCCTGCACAGACGCCTGAACGGCTGCTTTGGTGGTAGATTGCAATGCGTCAGGGTTAAGCCCCACAGAGGCGCTTGTAACGCCCGTCTTCTGCTCGGTGAGCTGATCCATATATGCCAGCGCAGATAGCGTCTGACCGGCAACAAACGGCACGCTGAGATCCTGCACAGATCCGGCTTGGCGCATCCGCACAAGTGATCCAATCTCGTTATTAAGCACGTCAGAAATATTCACAGCGCCGTCCACGATCCCAATGCGCGGATTGTTGGTCATCGCCACGTTATCTAAGATGCCACGCAGAATAGACGTCGCGGCGTCCTGATCGTTTTCCACCAGCTCAGACAGACTGTGTCCGTACCAGCTGTGTGGCTCTGGGTCGATCTCAAACTTGGCAAACGGGATCTCGTCGCACGGCATGAAGTCTAGCAGCTCATATGATGTGCCGCCGCAGAGAAACTTGTACAGCACCGGCACGCCGGTTCCGTCCACATCCATACGCATGTAGGCTTCCGTGATGCCGACAAGCTTCATGGACGGGTCTAGCTCGTCTTCGTCCGACAAGTCTTCCTCGTAGCCTTGGCGCTCAAGCACCTCTGCGCCAGACATATCGTTTGTGCCGTCAAACGGCGTCAGGTTGGAGATGACCTCGAAGTCGAAGCCCATCTCGACCAGATCGCCTACGCGCATGTCTGTGCGGTGCGCCACGACATATGCGTCATCAAATGAACGGCAGTCGCGGTTTACGAAAAACTCTTCCGGCGGGATGCTTTCTATACGCATCTCGCCCTTCATTTCAGTGCGGCTAATCTTGACCGAATGGACAGGAAGCTCGATGTCCATGCCCATCTCGTCCACTTCGATCGACATCTCCATTGTGTGCTCGATCACGTCCACGTCATCCTCTTGGATCAGGAACGTGTATTCGTCATCAGACAAGTCGGTATGGGTGTATATCTCGGCCACGGGGTAGTCGCGCCAATACGCCTTCACGATGCCCTGCTTCTTGACCATGGCGTCTTGGAAGGCGTCGTTTAGAACGCGGTAGCCGTTCAAACGCGTAAACTCGTGCTGGATGTAGCTGGTGGCCTGCTCGGCCAATGCAACGTCTTCTGGCCCCTTCGGGATAAACTCTACCGGCCTCGCGGTGGACATGAAGATCCGCATCAGGCTTGGCTTCACAGAGCGTACGGTATCCCGTACCTTTGTGGCCACAACCTTGCTGCGCCCGTCCTCGTGGCCAATATCAACCCCGCCGTCGTAGTAGCGCTGCGCCTTGATGCGGTCTTCGCTGATCTCGCTCTCAACGAAGTCAACGGCCTCGCTGATCGCGTTCTGCACGATGCTTTCGATTTCACGACGATCTTTTGGCTGTGGTTGCATTTTTATGTCCTATTCGTTTCGTGCATCTTACCGCGTTTGCGTCATTTGCTCAATCAGTTGCGGAGCCATCACAGGAGCCGCGCGCTGCGCTCCGGCCTGAGCTGCGCCAAGAGCGCGGTCGACAGCCTGCTGCAGAGCCATCATGCCGCTTTCGTCTTGCAGCGCCCTGCGCACAACGTCGGGGTTTTCAGACACTAAGACGCGCACAACTTGCTGGCGCTGGGCGTCGGTGAGCTGTGGCGCGGCTCTCTGGACAAGTTTCCCGCCAAGGCGCATTAAATTCATAACGTTGGGAGATGTAAGCGCCTCAACCACTTCACCGGCTCCAATGTCTCTTCCCTGACGTGCCACTTGCTCTCTGGTGATAGCAGTCGCAGACTGCCCAAGGATCTCTGTCGCCGCAGTTTGCGACCCCGCAGCGCGCTCTATTCTAGCCATGATGTCAGGCAACGCGTCTTCCGGCATCACGATTGACAGGATCTGGCTTTCTTTGCGCTGTGGATCAGCTAAAGCGCCCATCATGCTTTTGCGAGAACCCCCAGACATACGATTTCGTATAGCCTGCATCACTCCAGAGCGGTACGCCTTAATGACAGCGTCATCCTTCGCCATCATTTCAGCAAACTCAACGGCAACTGCGTCAGGCGACTTAGCCAACGCCTTCTGGCCATCCTTGAATGCATCGCGTGCGCTTTTGGTTATCGACGCCTGAGCGCGCGTCGCAGCAAGCTCTGGCGCTGAAACGTCAAGCGCGCCGCGCAACCCTGTTTCAAGCTCGGATATAGCCTCGCCAGCGACGCCTTGCGACGCCTGATAGCGCGCTCTGGCTGTGCCAGATAGAGCGCGACGCACAGCCTCTGCCTCGGCGACTGACGGCTGACGTGTAAACGAAACTTCGCCATCCTTTGACACAGAGAAAAACGGCTTTTGGCCAGTGGACGCAAGCAACGCCTCTTCGACTTCCTTGGCCGCTGACGGCACCCTGCGCAATGCTTCGGCCAATGTTGACGTTACATTCTCCGGCGCTGGCTGCGTCTTAAATGGCGCATACGCCGCAGTCTCGGATGCTTTGGCCTCTGCCTCTGTGGCCCTCATCCCGCGCAGAATGTTTGGGTCATCCACGTCTGACAGGTATCTTTGCATTTCTGCCATAGTCTGCTGGCGGCCTTGCTCCGGCCTGCGCTCCAGCACTTCGCGCAATTCGCCAGCGGCTCTGCCACCTGTTGCACGATAGCCACGCACGGCATCTAAAAGCGTTCTGTTCTCGGCCATAATGCGGCCAGACGCAACGCCCTCCACAATCTCGTCAACGCTCATGCCGCTTTCTGCGGCCAGACGCTGAAGCTCTGTCTCTACAACTTTAGCGCCGCGACCGCCAAGCTTTCTACGCGCAAAGTCTACAACGCCAACAAGCGCACGCTTTGCTGGCTCTGCCGCAGCATACATGCCTGCGCCGCCTGCTACGCCTATGCCTGCGCCAATCACGCCGCCCGTAAGGCGCTCGCTGACGTCTTCACCTTTTCCGATGCCCGTCAGCGCGCCTTGAGCGCCTGCAACGGTTGCAGCGCCGACCAGAGACTTGGGAGCCGCAACCCCGATAACCTTGGCCATCGTCGGAAACTTAGACGCTAAACTGGCAAGCGTTCCAGCGCCAGCAGCTCCAGCCGTAAACAGCGACCCAATGATGGCGGGAAGCGCTGCGCCGGAAAGCTCAGCAGCGAAAGCCTCTGCGGGTCTGGCTTGCTGGTATTCGGCCAACGCCGTTCTGGTTTCCGCGACCAGATCATCATATTCACGCGGTGAAAGCGTTGACCTGATTGCCGCTTCGATTTCATCCGCAAAGCCAAACGTAACGCCCTGCGCAAACGCTCTGGTGCGCTGCGTCGGTGTCTCTGGGCCTGCCGCTGCAAGGTCTGCCGTAAAATCAGCCATCAGTTAAAGCTCCCCGTCTCTTGCCACTTCTTGCGCTCTTCCTCAGTCTTGCTGCGCCAGATTGACTCCCACTGCGTCTGCGTTAATGGCTGGCCATTTGCCGTTGCACCAGCCGGTACGGGAGGCGTGGGGGCCGGAATAAACTCAGGCGGCGACTGATATAGCTCACCTTTGTAGCCAAACTCAGGAAGCGCCTTCTTGGGGTCAAAACCGCGCGCAGTAGCGATCTCTTCGTATGTCTGATAAATTGGCCGCGCCTGCTCTTCTGCGCCCTGATACAGTTGCGTGGCGCGGTTAACAAAGTCTGCGCGCTGCTCCGGCGCAAGTCTTGTGCCTTTCTCGATCTGCTCAACAGCAGCTTGTATTCTTGGGCCAAGGCCACCAGCTTTTGCGGCTGCCGCAAATTCGCTCTCACGAACGACTGAAGCTGGGTCAAGCACTTTCATATAGTTAAAGATCAACGCCAAGTCGCCAGCGGCGCTGGGGTCTTTGGCCGATTTAATGATGCGCGTGTACGCCTCTGTGACGTCAGAGAAGTTTTTAATACGCGACAGCCCTGTGAACTCTTTTCGCAAAGCCTGCACGTCTTTAAATGTATCTTTTGGCCCCTTTAGGCGCTGCTGGATTAACGCTGACACAGCGCCGCCAACGTCGCCCGTGGCGCGCGCCATCTCCAGCATCTGAGCCGCCAGAGGGTCGGTAGCGGCCTGCGTGGCCAAGTATTCCATCGTTCTATTCTTGCGCGCCTCTGCCTGCCGCTGCGCGCCGCGCGCCCTGATTGCCTCGCCAGAACGCATCTCCGGCATGATGAGCGGATCGAGCGCCGCAGCAAATTGCTCCGCTCTGCTCAGGCCGGTTGTCGGGCTTTGCTCGCCAAGGTAATCCATGATGCCGCCGAAGCCGCCTCTGCGCTGCTGCGGCGCTGCCGCTGCCTGCGGGCGATCCTGCATTAGCGCTGACAGTGGCGCGCGTGGCGCTGCTTGTGGGGCCGTTCCGCTGGCCAGCATCTGCATGCGCAGCTCTTCTTCGCGCGCCCTATCCATTGGAGTTGCCATGCTTGTTCCTTTCGGCAAAATATCCTCGCCAATCATGTTGGCTATTGATGACAGCTTTGCGCCATAATTTGGATCAGTCGCGTACCCCGACGCGCCCATCGCAGCTATTTGATCGCTTAGCGTTTTGGCCTTCAGCACCGGCTCATATCTTTTGTTGCCAGTGATGAAGCTGGCGTAATCGTCAAAGCTTTGCTGCGGGTTCTCGTAAGCCCTAAACTCTGACGGCTCCACAACCATTTCCCCGCCAAAAAACTCTTCAGACGGGAAGACTTGCCCCGCTCCTTTTATGCCAAAGTAATTGGAGTTTGGCGCAGATTTTCCATAGCCAGTTTCCAATGCAGACTGCGCCAAAACCAGACGCGGATCTAAACCCGTGCGCTCGCTTACCCTGCGAGCGTATGGCATCATGGCCTTGAAAAACTCTTCTGGTGTCATCCAATCGGTAATCCTGCTGCTAATTGCAGATATTGAAACAGGCCCGGCTGCATTGACTGCGTCGTCGTTGACTGGTTTGGCGTGGCCCCGAGCGCCGCCAATGGCGCTGTGAGCGCCTGCAGCGGTGCGCCGGTGTAGCCCGCATATTGGCCGCGCGCCGCGTCGATCAGAGACTGCTGCAACATCTGCTGCATAAGACCCTGCTGCATCTGCTGCTGCTGGATCGCCTGCCCTGTACCGAATGCCTGCTGGCCAAGTCCGGCGAGCTGCTGAGCAGCACCCAAACGCGTTCCCATCGCGGCCTGCTGAGCCGCCAAGTTTTGCGACTGAGCAGATGCCTGCTGCTGCGCAGCGTATTGCCTCGCCGCATTGACCGTTGCGGCGTCAGCCTGAGCCGCGCCCAAAGCCGTCTGGAAGCCCTGCTGGCGCATCTGGGCAGAAGTGTCAGCCATCTGCTGCCCGTAGCCTAAACGCGTTTCTGCCTCCGCAATGCCGTGGCGCGACCCGCCAAACGCTTTGGCGCGATCAGCCTGCACGCCCTGCAAGTTTAGCGCCTGCTCTTGCGCGGAACCAATGTCACGCATCGACTGCTGCACAACCTGAGTTTCATATGGGTTCATGTAGCGATTTATTCTTTCAGCGCCAACACGGGCGGGATTATACGTCTGCGCTGTTATCCCCATCGGCGTGAAGCCCAGACCCTGCTGCGTCGCGGCCATGCCTTGCTCTAATGCGCCAGCCGCTGCTTGGTTTACGTTAAATCCAGCGGTGGGTGCTATTGGTTGACCGCCTGCAATTCCTTGTCCAGCCATTATGCTTCTCCTAAATCGCTATGCCGCTTTTGCCGTCAGCCGACATACTATATTGCCTTGGCCCGCTTGACCCAGATGACGGCCTTGCGCCGGAAGAGTCCGGCCTGCGCGGCGGGGCGCTTGATGCCCGCCCGCCCGTTGGGGCGCTGCTTCTGTCTGGGTCAATAAACCCAGTTGCGCCGCCCGCAAATATCGGGTCATCGCGGTCGCGTGCAGACATGCCCGCCGACGCCATTAGCGCCTGATCTGTTGACGGCAGAATACCAAGCCCGCGCCCTGCTGCACCGACAAAGCCGCCGCCCGTCAGGAATCCGCCTAAGTCGCCAAGAACTTTCTCAGCGGAGCCACTTATGACGTTGCCCCGCGCGTCAATCGGGAAGCCAGCCGCGTTGATCTTGCCCTGCTGAAAGTTTATCTCTTGAGCGCCCGACCAGTTATCAGATCCACGGCCCATGTTGGTCGCGTGGAACTGCATGGCGTTGTCCATATCAGACGGCGACGCGTTGGGGTTCATCGTCATCGGGCCAACGTATTGGCCTGAATCTGCTTGGCGCTGACGCTCACGCTCTTCTGCGCCTGTCATATATTGACTGTAATCGATTGCGGGCTGCACACGCGACCCGACTTTTCCTGTCACGGGGTCGATGAAGAAGCTGTCGATAAACTCTTTCTGCGCTGGTCGTCTACGCTCAAGCTCGGCAAGCGACTGCTCATACAAGGGCGCTGAGCTGTAGCCCATCACGCCGTTTGCGTATTGCGTTGGCGCGCCCATGCCGCCCATGATGTCTCGCTCAGATGTCGGCGCGGCCATGCCAAACGCAGACGCAACGTCAGCGGTTTGCTGGAACCCTGCCTGCTGAAACGGCGTAAATGCGGCAACATCTGGCCCGTAATACGGCGTGAAGCCGATCTGGCTGATGCCTTCCGCTTTGCCCAAGTTACGGCGCGCCGCCTGCTCGATATATTCAGGCACTTCTATTGTGCTAGTGGTTGACCCGCCTTTACCGCCTGCCATTATTCAAACTCCTTAACGTATGAGGCGTGAAGTGGCCGCCAGCCATACGCCTTTAGTGGTTTCTTCCAGCCAAACCGGCCTGTCATGGTCACCGCAGAGCATCCTTGCGCTTTTGCCCATGCTATCACATCTTCATGCATTTCTAAAATCTGATCCAACTCGCCGCCGCCAAGAAACACGTTTAAAACTTTCTTTCTCGGATATACCACTATTTCGCTGACGATGCACCCCCTCGGCGAAGGCCAGAGCTGCATCGTTCCCTTGTAGATACCCTCGGCCACGTCGATGAAGTCATGTGTGCCGCCGGAATACCCCAAAGCGGCTTCAATCCACGGGCGGCATCTTTCAAGCTCTTTATCCATGAAGCCTCGTGATTGCCAAAGTTGACGCGGGTATTGCTGGCACCGGCGAAGACGCTGCGGTGTAATTCAGAAAGCCTTGCGTGCTGTCGATCATGTAATTCACTTCTAAGTAGTCACCAGCCGAAAGCGTAAATATCTGCGTGCGCGACGTGACCAGCGTGGCGTTATTCTGGTGCAGCGCCGTTGTCATTGCGCTGTCTGCCACATTGGTTCCGTTGACGCTGGGCCAGAAGTAGAAGTGAACCGTGCTGGCTGACGTCGATGATATTTGCGCCGAAAACGATATGACATATTGGCCAGCTTCCTCGAACACAATGCGCGATGCTGGCGTGCCTTGCGTAATGCCATCATTGCCGGTGGGCGCGTCATATGTAAGCTTGTACGCCGTGTTGGCAGCAACGGGCGTGACGTCTGACGTCAAAATGAAGTCAGCGTGGCCATCCTCCAGCACTATCTGCCGCCACTCGCCGTTTTTACTGACAACGGGATATTCGTTTGTGCGATCCCACATTATCACGCCGTCTTCTGCCGCGCTCTCGCCGCCCGTCTGCTGCACGAGCTGTGATCGCGTCTGGCCGAGGTAAAGCATTAGACGCCTACCCCAAGCCATCCAATCGTCGCCCCTCGGCTCTGGTGCGCGGTGCTGCTGCGTCATCTGCGTCCACCCGCAACAGCGTCTACTCTATTCACGCCAACGCGCCAGTCTCCAAGGCGCTCTCCATCAACACGCATACGCACCTGACGCCCCGTGAAGCGCATACTGGTTGGGTTAGACATGTTAAACGGGCCATATGATCGCTCTGTGCCGTTGGGATAGAAACGCGTCTTAAACGTGGCGCTGACATCGCCCTGCGTTTTTTCGTCGGGGATCATCTCCGTCACGCTGACAACGTTATCGCCGGAGCCAAGCATGATGGGGCCGGTTTCCGCGAAAGGCATTGCGCCGCTATAGTCGTATCCAACTTCATGCTCGTATATCTTATTATTAGAAGGGTCAGCCATCAGCGGATATACAAACGTGCCTGCATCAGATCCAGCGGTGCGCGCCAAGTTTCCGATTGTCCACGTATTTTCCACGTAATTATATGCAACGTAGCGGTCGTTCTCAGTAGAAGAGCTGGACGGGTAGAACCACCATATCTCGCCGTAATTGCTATTTGACGTGGCAAACGCCTTACTGATCTGCGCGCGGTTGATGTCGTTGAAAACGTAGTCAGACACGTCGCACGGCATCTCCTGCACTTGGCCGCCGAGATACGCAAAAAACGCGTGTACGCCCATCCAGAAGCATCCGGCGTCTACGCTGGCATACGCTAAGTTTGCCGCAAGACCGCATCCAGAGCCAACGCGCTCCACGCCGTACACATATGGAGGGCCAATATAGTTGGCGACATGCGCGTCGCGCGTCGTCAGGATAAGCGTCTGGCCCTTCACGCTCACGCCAGCCATGATCTCGCCTTCAGTCGCAAGCTCAATGTCGCCTGCCTCGTTTACCGCTGATGGCGTCCAAGTCGTGTTGTCTTCGCGGTCTGACCACTGCAGCTTGCGCACATTGCCGCCTGCGCCAAGGCACATCAGAAAGCGCTCTTCCGTTACGACGATGCTGCGGTTGTTAACTGGCGCATTGGCGACTTGCGCAGCGATTGCGGTGTTGTCCAGCTGCCACTCGTAGACCTTTCCGTCATCACGGTTATTGGCCAGCAGGTATTCGCCCCACAACTGCAAATTCCACGCCGTTGCGGGCTGAATGCGTGACGTGTCTGGGCGAGCAACGCCGTATGCGTAATTGCCATATGTGTTGCCGCCGTAGCCGGTAAACGCGGCAGCATCCTCACGGCCAGTGGCTAAGCCTGTCGGCGTGATGTCGTATTGCGTGCCGGTGCTGCCGCCGTAGACGTAAAGCTTGTTATATGTGCCAGCGGCATACCAGCGGTCGTTTGAATTATCTGCCCAGTTTATCATGCCGCGCATTTTTGCTGCAGTGGCGGTGTCGGATCTTGTGCGCCAACCCTTGACCGGCTGCATCGTGCCGTCGATCCAACGCACCAAGCTTGCATCTCGCCAACGCCCCATGCTCTGCAAGTCGGTGCCGTTGCGGTAAACCCCCGCGGGTACGTCTAATCTGATCAGAGCCATCGTTGCCTCGTTGGTGTTGCGCGCTTGCCGCAGTGTAACACATGACCATTTGATGCGCAAAAGGGCAGCGTTTTGCTGCCCCTAGCGCTTTCGTTATGCTGCGCGGCTATTCCGCGTCAGGCTCAAGGGCAGTTTTAATAAACTCCTATATTGCAGCGATAATAAACGCCAGTAGCTCGCTGTATCGGACCCCAAGCCTAGTGCGCTCTGTAGCACCCTCTGGCGCTTCTTCTTGTGTGTCATATGTGTCTGTGCGGGTGTAAGCATCCTTGGCTTCTACAGCCTCAGTGACTATGTTTCCCTCTTCATCAAGCACCTCTGCCACAGCTTCTACCGCTGGCACCTCTGTCTGTGTTTCCCACCAAGTTGTAGAGATGAACATGGCGTATCGGCCAGCATCTAATCCTTCAGCTGTAAATGCTGCTTGTAGATCCTGTGCGATGATACCGCAGTGGATACGGGCATCGTCACCCTTTTCAGCTACTGCATCTATCCAGCGGAACTTACGCATCAAGCCTTTAGCGGCTACAGCAACACGTTGCTCTGCATCAGAGAGAACTTCGATGTCCTGCTTATCGTTGCGGTCAGAGGTGTTAATCGTGCCATTGGAGGCGTATATGTCATCAAATCTGTAATTGCTATTACCCAAGTCCACGGCGTTATCTGCATCGACTTGATTATCTCGTGGCCTGATATGTGCGCCTTCAAACTTTAAGCCTACATCTCCCGATACACCCTCAATGTAACCAGCATTACCGCTTTCACCTATTTTCATAAAAGCAGAATTGCCACTTCTAAAAAGAGCTATGTCACCAGACGTGCCTTCTCTTCTTACATCTATTGCTGCCTGATCAACACGTCTGAAGTTTGCTCTCCCATCGGCTAATAATTCAATGCCAACCGCAGTCACATCTGCAGCAGCCTTACCCACCAGCAAGTTACCGTTGCTGTCGAGGCGCATGGCTTCTGTATCAGACGGACCCACTTCAAAGCGCAGAGTGTTGGTTTCTGCTGACGCAATTCTTGCAAGATGACCATCAGTATTTTTAAAGACTATGTTCGGCCCAACAGTCGTTGAGTTAGCCTCTAAAACAATCTGGTTTGCTTCTGTTGATAATATATGCAATGGATTAGTTGGCGAAGCTGTGCCAAGACCTAAATTACCGCTGTCGTCGAGGCGCATACGCTCACCAACACCTTCATCAAAGAAGACTAAACTATTTGAGCCATCAACAAATGCGCCTGTGCCAATAGTAAATGCGTTTGTACCATCGTTTAACTTAATGGCTGGGGCGGTGGAATAAACTTCAAGGGTTCTTGCTGGCGAACTTGTGCCAATGCCGATCCGATCATTTGTCGTATCAATGTGGAGCGGCGCACCATCACCCAGCAGCGTGTCAATGCTGTCGAGATCCGTGTTGATCTTCGTTCCCCAAGTGTCCTCTGACGCTCCGACTTCCGGCTTAACTAAACCAAAGTTTGTGGTGGTGGTATCTGCCATGTTCTATCTCCTATGCCGCATCGGCCCAAGTTTGCCCAGATGCCGTGGCTGGTGTCCAATCCGTCGATGTGGGGGAAACAGCCGACCAGTCCTCTGGCGTGCTGGGTTCATCTTCCCACTTTTTGCGTCCATTTGCAACCACAGATGCCGCGCAGACGATGGTTGCGCTGTCGTTCTGCACGCGGTTGCATGTGGCCGTCGCAGTTGCTACGCAGGCGACGGTGGCGCTGTCCTCGTATATCGCAACGGCGCTTGCCGTTGTGGACGCCTGCACAGCAATCGCGGCAGCGCCATCACGAACCACCAATCCAGACGCAGCAACAGTCGCCGCAGCAGATATGGCAGCAGAACCAAGGTGTATGCGCTCAGCCGCAGCCGTGACGCTGGCAGACGCTGCAATCGTGGCAGCGCCGGACACGATGAACGCGCCTGACGCAGACCCGCCTGACGTGACGGCGATGGTGGCGCTGCCCTCTCGGACTCGATCAGCAGCAGACGCGGTGGTCGTAACCGTCTCGATGATCGACGCAGCGCCGCGAACTCGTACAGACGCGGCGGCGGTGGCCGACGTAACGGCAATAATGGAGGCAGCGCCAATGATAGCGCCGTCCAAGCCGTAGTTGTAGCTGCCGTAGGTGCTTCGCCCGTAGCCGCTGCGATACGTCATTAGTCTAGCGTGATGTCAAGATCGCCCGCAGGAATGCGGAACACGTCGCCCGTGTCAATCGTCTTGCTGGCGGTCAGGTTAGCGTAGGCCAGCAGATTGCCGCCCGTGGCAGCGTCGAACACGCCGACAGCGACAACGGTGCCATATCCTGCCGTGGCAACGGGCCACTCTTCAGCGGATGTGTTTGACGCGGTGTTGCCTGACACGGTAAACGCCGTCTCCTGACGCGCGTAGCCCCCGCCAGACACCTCTGTGCCGCCGCCGGTATCGGATGGCGCAACGGTGTACAGCGCGGTGTGCCACTCGGTCGGGCGTGTCGCGCTGCCAGTGGTAAACGACCATGTAAGGACGGTTGTCTCGAAGGTGTTGGTGAAGCTCATCTCAATACGCCTTTATTTTCATGCGGCGACCAGATCCGCCGAATTTCGCTTTATCATTGTCTGCATTTATACCACCAATTGCGTTTGCCTGCAAAGATGCCCAGACTTGAATGCGCGCGTCGTCTTTCAGATACGGCGCAGAATGTATCAGCGAGCTGTATAGGTAGGCGTCAGGGAAGTATTGCAGCAGCCAGTTAGACGTGTTGCTATCGGACAACGCGTCGATCTTGGCGTAGTAGTATAGCTCCGTCGCATATGTGCCATCGGGAACGGGGAATACTTCTATCTCGCCGGCGGTGATCGCGTAGTAGCGCGGCTCGTTGGTGGCGTTAGCCGTGCGCCGTTTGCGCTCCAGCAGCTGAAACTGGCTCAACAGCTCAAGCGGCTGCGTGTTGCCCGAGGTAATATACATCCGTATGA